TGATATGCGGCACTTAATAAGGCGGGAAGTTGAGCTAAGCTGGACGCCTTACAGCGTAAAAGAATACCTCTGGAGACCACTTCAAAAGGCTTTACTAGGCAAAAAATCAACCACTCAGCTCGGGAAAGCTCAAGACATTGATTTGATTTACGATCATCTCAATCGAATAATCACTGAACGAACCAACGGCGAGGTCGACTTTCCAGCATTTCCAAGTATAGAATCCGCTAGAGATAATCTTTAGTCTTCTAGAGGCAAAGATGTTGTGGATAACTTCATTTGACACTATTCTAGAAATCTGATGCCATTAGCTTGTAATATAAATTTATGCACACAAATAACACCAGCAATCAACTAGAAAAACTTTATCGCCTACAAGAGGCTGTTCGTGTGTGCATCTTCGCTGGTGTTACGGGCAGCCTCTTTTAGGTTGTAAAATAGGTTGTAAAATTTATAATTAAATTAAAAAAGTGAAAGAAGAAAAACTAAGAATAGAAATAACTAACAAAGGCGTGGCTTCCGGATTATCAATGTTTTCAAGCGCTCTTTTAGGACTTTTAGTCTTTCACAACTCCAATCCCAAAGCAAAAACTATAATAGAATATCGGGACGATATTGAAAAAAATTTAAAGAAGATGATTAGTTTATCAGAATGTGAAAACGATGGGACTATAAGTGACCGGGAGATGGTAAATGTGGTAAAATGCGCAAAAGAAACGCTAAAAATGGTAAAAAGACTATGGAAAGTTTAGGGTATGTAAAGCTTCATAGATGTTTATTAAACAACCCAATCGCCAAAAAACCTCAATATGCGTGGCTGTGGATCGTCTTACTACTAAAAGCCAACCATAAGCCTCAAAAAATTATGTGGAATGGCGGAATTATTATAATAAACGGGGGCCAACTTATTACAGGAAGAAAAAAATTATCCGAAGAAACGGGGATCCCAGAGTCAACTGTCGAGGATATTCTGAAATTCTTAGAAGCCCAACATCAAATCCGACAACAAAAGACAACCAAATTTAGGCTTATTACAATAGTAAAATGGGAAAAATATCAAAACGGCAACAACAAATCCGACAACAAAGCAACAACAAAGCAACAACAAGCCGACACAAACAAGAATGATAAGAATGATAAGAATATAGATACTAACGTATCTAGCGAGCAAAGCTCGCAGTGGGATTTTCAAAAAGAAATTGAAAAGTTAAAAACCTCTAAAAGGAGAGATTTACAAATAATTCACCTTTACTGGTTATTCAAAGGATTTCAGTTTGACAACAAAGAAAAGTTTCGGCGGGCGCTGAAAAGAGACCTGCGGGCGGCTGGAAACCTTAAAGGCTACTCAGACGCCGAAATCGAAAACACGATGAACTGGCTTTTTGAAAAAACTAACATTAAATTTACGCTTGAGACTGTGCATAAATTCATCGACGAAAATTTAGCCAACCTCGAGCCAATAAAAAAATGAGAGCATTATTTGTCAGAAAAAACTTTAACCAGAAAGAATGGAGCTTTTATGCTAAAAATCCAATCTATTGCTCATTGGGTTTCGAAGGTTACGGCACGAACCGAATGGTAAAAGGGGCCTTTCTAACCGCCGCTCAAGATAACCAATCAGATTTAGATGCTTGTCCAAATGATTGCTATTTGCTTTCCGACGAAGAGTTAAGACAACTTGATAACTACTATCGGGCAAATAACCTTTTTCCTCGACCCTTAGACTAAAAACATGAAATTCACCAACGGAAAACATTCCTATCGAGGAAGACGAAACGACCGCTTCAAAAGATTTTTCTCGAAGTTAGGAATTAAAAAACAAAAAGGACTTCAGAAAGCTTTTCGGGAAATTGAAAGAGAACGGGGTGGGGTATTCACCAATAAGAATGAAAAGTAATGTTTAGTTTTTTTAGAAAATATATGCAAAAAAACAACATAGGTGATAAATTAACAATGTCTAAAACTATGGACACAATAAAACTAACAAAACAGGATTTCAAAGATGGAGTGTATTGCGGAAATAAAGATTTAACCAATGTTGAAGGCAATTTAGAGATAGCGAAAACTGGTTGGTGTCGGTTTGAAACAAATATCTATGCGAGGGGCAACATCTCTGCAGAGGGCTACATCTCTGCGAACGGAAATATCTCTGCGAAGGGCGACATCTCTGCGAGGGGCTACGTCTATGCAGAGGGCAATATCTATGCAGAGGGCTACATCTCTGCTAAGGGCGATATCTCTGCAGAGGGCGATATCTCTGCGAAGGGTTACATCTCTGCAGAGGGCGATATCTCTGCGAAGGGTTATATCTCTGCAGGGGACTACATCTCTGCAGAGGGTGGAATCTATGTAAAGGGATATATCAGAGTTAATGGAAGTCATTATAACCCAATTAAGATAAAGAGAAATTAAAACCATGAAAAAAGGAAAAAAACGAAAAACCAGAATAAAATCAGTATGGTTTGATGTAAAAGATGGTAAAAAGAAAGTTTGTCGTTGGCGCTGGGAGATTGAATTTTATGATAAAAATATAAAAGTTTACCCAAAATTAGAAGTAGAATTAAAACCTAATTAAAATAAAGATAAATTAAGCCTATGAAAAAAGGATTAAAAATAACAAATAATGATATAGAAAAAATAATACATTCTACCATTAAAAAATTAAGGAATGTTAAAAATCGGGGTATTGGGAAGTGTGATGGGTGTAATAGGCAAGTATTTGCTTGGATGAGAAATGGTAAATGGTGCGATAAATGTATTGAAAAATTCTATTAGATAAAAAAAAGTATGAGAAAAATGAGCCTTAAGAAAAGAATATACGGAGAGCTTCAAAACAACCGGTATATGACTTATCTTGAAATTGAAGAGTTGGTCAGAAGTTGGGGATATCGAACGAGTAACCTAGAACGTCGCTTGAGACCATCTGAAAGTGATTGGGTTATTGCCGTGAAGTCTGAAAAACCCCCGCATCATATTATCGGCTATCGGTATGTAGGAAAAGAAATGCCAAAAATAGAGATTTGGATCCAAAGACAACAATCTTTAGATTTGAAATGATGTCTAAAACCCCAAAGCAAAAACTTTGGAAACTAGCTTACGAAACATTCCGTGAATACATTCGCAAGCGAGACACTAACTTTCAAGGCTATGCAAGAGACCCAAGCGATGGTAAAATATATCTAGCCTCTGAAATGGACATTGGACATTGGCGGCACGGCAAAGGAAAAGAGTGTTACTTTTGGGAAACAAACTGCCACCTTCAAGCCAAAAAAAACAACTACTATGGCGGTCAAGACGTGCTTCAGAACTACACAATTTGGATGATAAAAACTTATGGACTAAAGGAAGTGGAGCGAATTAAAAAAGCCAAACGAATTTACTGGACAAACAAAAAACTAGAAGAAGTTATTGAGAAATATAAAAAATTGCTGGGGAAACCAAAAAAATGCTGACCATGGAACAACTGGCTCAAATCCAAAAATCCCTAGAAGAAGTAGAAGACCACGGCTATGGAGAAGTGCGTATCGTTTTTCAAGACGGCGAAGTAGTAATCTACCAAGAAATCAAAACTAAAAAAATACTTGACAGATTTTTTGAGGAATGATAAACTGGGCTTGACAAGATTTTCAGGGTTTGCTAGAATGTAATCAACAATGAGTGACGGAACAACCGAGCTCGTTGGTGAAGATACCTAAGAACTTTGTGTTCGTTATAGGTGTTTTTGCCAACGAGCTTTTTTTGCTCGTATTAAAACGCTCTCAAAAGTAGAGAAGGCGGTTAATTTCCGCCTATGCTAAAAAGTAATTTAAACCCAATGGCTAAAAGGTGGATTCAAGTAGCAGTGTCAAAAATGAAGAAAAAGGGAACGCTTGGAAAATTTGGCAAAGCCACTACTAAAAAAATCGCCGCAGCAAGAAAAAAAGGAGGAGTAATGGCAAAAAGAGCCAATTTTGCCGCAACAATGAAAAAACTAGCTAAAAAAAGATAATGCCATTTCGAAAAATAGGAAAAAACACTTACGTTTCCCCAAGCGGTAGGAAATTCACTGCCAAACAGGTAAGATTTTATTATGCTACTGGCGGAACATTCAAAGCCCGCCGAAGGAGAAAAAAGAAATGATTGAAAAAAAATATCCAGAAATGAACGAAGAAGAAAAAGCCGAGATGTGGGAAATAATCGCGGACTGGTTTGCTTTACCAGAAGAAGAAAGAACGCCGAAATTTCAAAAGGATATAATTAAATTTTATCAAATACCAGAAAGAACATTTTATCACAAAACTGCTAGTAAAAAATATCAGGACTTAATAACAAAAAAGAGCTTAAGCAAAGTAATAAAAAGACTGCCTGAAGTTTTAAGAGCTTTGCAGATAAAAGCAGAAAGCGGAAGTGAAAAAGCAATAGAGATTTTTTTGAAATATGTGGCCAAATTATTAGAGAGAATTGACATTACCACAAAAGGAGAATCGATAAATGATTTAGGATATGAGAGAGCAAAAAGAATTATCGAGGAAGGAATTAGAAAAGGAAGCGATAAGAGTGATTTGCCGAAATGAGCTGATAGCATTTGGTGGATTCGTTAAAGAATATCAAGCTAGTTGGTTTCATCTGGAAATAGCGAAAAAACTAGAAAGTGTTGAAAAGGGAAAAACAAAGCGATTAATGATTTTTTTGCCCCCAAGACACGGAAAGTCGGAAGTAGCCAGCATTCTTTTCCCAGCGTGGTATCTAGGAAGAAACCCCAAGAAAGAAATTATCGTTTCAAGCTACTCAGCAGAATTAGCCGAAGATTTTGGCTATAAAACAAGAAATCTAGTGGCTAGCCAAGAATATCAAGAACTTTTTAGCGCTAAACTCAGGGAAGACTCAAAGAGTAAGGCCAAGTGGCTAACCCAAGAAGGTGGCGGATACACCGCAGTTGGAGTGGGCGGAGCAATCACTGGACGAGGAGCTGATTTGCTAATAATAGACGACCCAATTAAAAACCGAGAAGAAGCGGAAAGCAGCACCCTCAGAGAAAAAGTGTATTCGTGGTATACCAGCACGGCATATACACGCCTTGAGAAAAACGGAGCAATAATTCTCATTCAGACCAGATGGCACCAAGACGATTTAGCTGGAAGACTACTGAAAGCTCAAGAAGATGGCGGAGATCGATGGGAAGTAATAAAATTTCCAGCCATTGCGGTTGAGGATGAAAAATTTAGAGAAAAAGGCGAAGCATTATGGAAAGAAAAATATAACCTAGAAACATTAAAACAAATCAAAAACACAATAGGAATCTATGATTGGCAGTGTCTTTACCAGCAAGAGCCAATCGCCAGCGAGACTCAGGAATTTAAAAAAGAATTTTTTAGATATAGAACCATAGAAGAAGTAGAAGCACTCCAAACCAACAGGTTTCTAACCATAGATACTGCAATTTCCCAAAAAGCTAGAGCTGACTACACTGGATTTTGCCTCAATTTCGTTGACAATGAAAATAAATGGAATATCAAAGCTTGGAAAAAGAAAATCAGCCCGCTTGAATTAATAGATGATTTATTCGCACTCCAAGAAAGATTTAGACTTACTAAGATTGGGATTGAAAAGACAATTTATCTTCAAGCTATAAAACCGTTTCTTGATCAGGAAATGCGAACAAGAAACAAATTTTTAAACATAGTTGAGCTTCAGCACGACCAAGTTAACAAAGAAACTAGAATCAGAGCTTTGTTGCCAAGATATGAAAGCCATTCAGTATTTCACATAACTGGGCAATGCGTTGATTTAGAAGAAGAGCTGATAAACTTTCCTCGTGGCGTTAACGATGACGTGCTTGACGCAACCGCCTATCAGTTGCAAATAGCTATTCCGCCAGTTAAAAAGCCTCAATTTCAATCAATAAAACTAACTAGCTACAAATGAAATTTCAAAATTATATTTCAACATACCAAAATGGCAACGTAGAAGTTTCTCCGGGAGTTTCTTACTCAATTCGAGAGGTAATTGAGCAAGCCTTTAGAAACTACAATTCTCAATACCAAGACAAAATAGATTCTTCAGGATTAGAAAAGATCTTTTACAACATCATTTGGGTAGTTTACAGGACGATAATAATGGGTTCAAATATTGACCTGAAGAACATCAATTTCCGCTCAATAAACGGCAAAAACCTTTTGATATTGAACTTACTGAAGTTAGCAGTGCGTTCTCACCTCTTGCGGACATTCTTTGGAGATTACATAGATAAAATAATGAGTGAGTTTGTCTGGTTTGGAACATCAATCACTAAAAGAGTAGACGGAAGTGTTTATACGGTTGATTTGAGAAACATTGTGAGACCGCCGCATATCAAGGACATTCAAGAATCAGGACTGGCGGAAAGAATGTTTTGGACCTATGAGCAAATGCAATCCAAAAAAGACGATTGGAAAGAACACTGGGACGAAATTGAAAAAACCTGGGAACAGCTGCAAAAAAACAACAAAAATAGATTCACTTTGTATGAGTGGTGGACATTCAACGAAAAGGGAGAAAAAGTTTGCAAAGTAATGCTAGAGCGGAGCTTAGAAGACGAAAGGAACACTAGTCAAGATTGGGAGCCGTATCTGGAGCTGGAAGAATACAAAACCCCAGCTAAAAGGCGCAGAACTAGCAAAAGAATGGCTAAAAAGCTAGGAGAATACGAGCCGCTGTTTCCTTACGAACAGATTGATTTCTTTAATGTTCCCGGTCGGTGGCTAGGATTTGGCTGTTCAGAACTCTTGCAAGGACTCCAAGAACACTACAACGAGAAATTCAACCTTTACCGCAAGAAAGACATTCTCGATTTGAGAGGAATCTTCATTCACAAATACACTTCAACTTCCAACTCCTTAACGCAAGAATTTCTTTCAAACCTAGAAACGGGAGATGTGCTTTCAATGGACGTGGGAGAAGACTTGCAACGGCTAATTATTGACACTAAGACTGCCGAATTTGTGGCTTCAATAGACAAACTATACGAATTGGCACGTCTGATAATGGGCGTAACCTCGCAAGGAACAGGAGAAGACCAACCAGCTACTCAAACAGCGACATTGGCGTTAGCGAATCAAAGAGCTCAGCAAACTACCTATGATTTTGTTCGGGAAAGAATGCACCATTTCATTCAGAGGCTCTTCTCCAACGGATATATGGAAGACATCATCGATGAGATGAACGATAAGGAATACAAAGCCATCGTCGGAGATTCAAGAGACTTAGAGGAAATAGATTCTGCTTTAATGGATTCGTATATTGATCGCAGTATCAAGGAAATGCAATCAGATCCAGTTGGTCAAAGTGCGTTAAACAATGAAGTTTTAAGACTAATGAGTGGAGGAGCAAGTTATGAGCAAGCGTGCGAAATGATTGTAACCCAGCTCAAGGAAAAAGGAATGGAAGAATTGCGAAAGCAGGGAGATATGCGTTTTCCAGAACTTAAAAAAGAAATGCTCAAAGATTTGGATTATTACATCGAATTTTACGTTACCAACGAAACATTTGATAAAGCTCAGAAAATTCAAAACCTGATGGCGATGAAAGCCGATCCTAACTTTACTGGGAGCCGCAAAGCTTTAGAAGAAGAAATCCTCTATCTCTTGGACGAAAATCCGGCGGCTTTCCGGAAAACAGCTGAAGAAAAAGCTCAAGAGGTAGAGATGCAAAGACAGAAAATGCTGGAAGCTCAGGGCATAATGACTCCTGCGAATCCTGTTAATCAATTGGTGAATCAACAAAGATGAGGGTGGTGAAATATAATAAATTAAAACACGAACAGGAAAAGAAGGATCGTGAAGCGGAATTGAAATACGCAAAAGAAGCGGCTGATTATTATGAGAGATTGCGGGAAGACAGAAGGTTTCAAAAGTATGTCGTAGAAGGAATTTTTAAAAAGAACATCGCCGGGCTGACTGATACGAGAAAAATAATTGCTGGAATGAAAAAAGACACCACTAAAGAAGAAATTGGAGATTTAGTAATGCAATCCATAATTGCCGCTAAAATGCTGGAAAAAATGCTCTCGGAAATAATGAATTAGAATCGTTCTCTGGCAATGATTAGTTGCTCGCTAAGAGCAGTCATTGTCAGAGATAACTTCTAATTTTATGCCATCAGAAGACCAACACCTCGACGGAAATGAAACCTCACAAGAGGAAGTTTCTACCTCCGACGAGACACGCGAATCTGACAGCGCTTCGGAAGACCTCGATAGTCTTTTTGAAGATGATTCGCCAGAAGACGAGACGCCTGAAGAAAAAGTCAAGCGTCTAGAGGAAAAAATCGCTCGAATCGAGAAGGGAGTCAAGAAATTGGCTACCGAAAGAGGGCGAGAGAAAAAAGAGCAGAAGGAAAGACCTACCGAAGAGAAGGTTAAAAAGACGGAATCAAACGTGAACCCCGTCTTGAAAAGCCTTTACTTCAAAGCGAATCCTGAAGCTCAAGAAATCTGGGATGAAGTAGAGAAAGACGCACAGCTTCTTGGAAAAGACCCGTTCGTTCTCTACGAAAGCTCAGCCTTTTACAAGGGCGAAGCTAAAGCCAGAGCCGAAGCGAAGGCAGAAGAGGAGAAGAATAAAGCTAAAGTCAATAAACCATCGTCCGAAGTTGGCTTTAAAACAGACTTCTCCAAAATAAAGACTGCCGAAGATTACAAAAAGCTTACTCCCAAGGAACGAGAGGAATATAACAAATGGAGATTAGCAAAGGAAGGAGCCAGCTGAAGACGATAAAAATTAAATGGCTCAAGATCTTTCAAATTTCACTCCAGAGGTCTGGAGTGTAGATATTCAAGACACTCTGGACAAAACCCTAGTAGCAAAGGAGGTTTGTAACACAAAACTTACCTCCGGTCTTTCCTACGGGGATACAGTTCACTTTCCGTATATCGGGAATGTGACGGCACACCAATATGTGGACGCCGTTGGTGTTACTGTAAACGATGTCAATCCTTGCGATGAGACAATGATGCTCGATCAGCAATACGATGCGACCGTTTACATATCCACCAAAGATATAATCCAGAATAAATACTCGACTGCTAAAATCTATCAGGAGCGTTGCGCTTACGCACTGAGAGATAAGATAGACAGTTTGGTTCTCGCTGAAGTTGCTAATGCTGGTCTTTCATTGACGGCTGGCGACCTCACGGGTGGTTCTGGATCGGGACCAATCACCGCTACGACCAGTAACATTATCGAGATATTCTCGAAAGCCAGAATGAAGTTGGCTCAAAACAATGTTACGGACTCCGGTGATTTCGTTGCTATTATTACTCCTGCTATGGCTTCCTTGATTGAGCAGAAGTTTGCGGCAACCGGTTTCTCTGTTTCTGACTCAACATTAAGAAACGGATATGCCGGAGATGTGTTAGGCTGGAAAGTATACGTTTCCAACAACGTATACAGCCCGGCATCGATTGATTACAACCTCTTTATGAAGCGCGGAGCAATCGCTCTGGGACTTCAAAAAGATGTAACGGTAGAAGTTAAAGACGCCATCGGATCAGGCGGTTCCAGCCGACTTGGTCAGACCTATATCGCTTGGGCTTTGTGGGGAATTAAAACTTTCCACTCCGGAGCGCAAATGATGGTCTCAGTTAATATCGCTGAGTAAAATTGAATATTGTTTGGGGCTGGTTACTCATTATGGCCAGCCTCACATAATGAGAACAATATGCGAAAAATCTGCTCAATTTACACGAATAGAAACGCGGTAGAAACCTATCGTAATTTCAGACCGCTGGAGCATTCAGGACACGAGGTAACGTTCATTGACAAAATAGTAGAAAACAAGGTGAGACAACGACTCGATAAGATAGCTGAATCCTTGTGGAAAAAGGGAGATATTTGGTTTATGAAATACCTGCCAAATAACAATTTCCTAAATGTCATCGTATCAGCGAAGCAGTATCTCGCCTCACAGGGAAAGAAAGTAACGATGGTCGTTGACCAAGATGATAATATCTTTGAGATTCCTTGGGGAAATGCAGCTTTGTTTTATTGGCCGAGAACGAGAGTGGAAAAGCAGGCTCAACTTCTAGCTACGGCTGACTGGATTGTCGCCTCAACTGAACCTTTAAAGAATTACCTGACTCGTTTCAATGAAAACGTGGTAGTTATTCCCAATATGATAGACCCGAAAGACTGGAATTTAACTAGAAAGCGAAAAAAAAACAAGAAAGTCAAAATTGGCTGGGTATTTTCACCGACTCACATTCCTGACTTGCCTGTAATAAATGAAGCCTTGTGCGATGTGATGGAAGAAATGAAAGACGTGGCTGAGTTTGAAATGATGGGCGGAGAAACGAGAATCTTTGGCTTTGAATACAAATCACCTAAGCCGTGTCCTTTTGCTGAATATCCCAAGAGACTGGAAGAATTGAATTGGGATATTTCTATTGGTCCTCTTACGGACAACAAATTTAACGAATCAAAAAGCAATATCAAGTTTTTGGAGGCAACGATGGCAGGAGCGGCGTTTGTGGGAAGCAATGTATATCCCTACAGTCGTTCAATCGAAAACGGAAAGACAGGATTTCTAGCGGGAAGCAAGAATCAATGGAAAAACGCTCTTAGGAAGTTAATAACTAATGAAAAATTAAGAAAAGAAATGGTGGAAAACGCTCGAAAAGTGGTTTTGGAAGAATACAACATCGAGAAGCACACTCAACCGATATACGATTTTTTTGAAAACATATGAGATTTCTTTAATTATAAAACATTTATAAAAAATTTATAAACATTTATAAACATTTATAAAATAAACAAATGACTGGAACTAACGTGGCGAATTACGCCAGAACTCTACTTAACCGAAATTCAACAACCTTTACCGACGAGGAAGCTTTGACGCTTTTAAATGTGGCTTACGGCAAAAGGATTTTGGACATTCTAAGAACCGAAGTGGACAGAAACGCCCAAATTACGGAAGCGACCACGATTCTTCTCTCAACCGAAGGACTTTCTTCGGGAGACAACGGGTATATGGGCGAATATGCTTTTCCGTCAGACTTAGTCAAGCCGCTTCGGGTAGAAGTGAGTTATGACGGAGTGAGTTGGAATAAGTGCCGAATTTACGACCTCAATGAAAACCCAGCTTCGGAAGCGACTGAAGATTCGATTAACAATACCTTTTCAACCAACTATCCCTACGTGGAATTTTCACGAAATTCTTTTTTTATTCGTCCTCTCAAAACTACATCCGGGGACATTCCAGAAGGGATTCGAATTTGGTATGAGCTGCGGCAAGCAGAATTATCAACTTTAGATAGCACGCCCGACATAGAACCAAATCTTCACGATATTTTAGCTTTTGATATTGCGGAAGTGAAGGCTTTGAATCAATCCCAGTCTTATGATGCGAAATGGTGGAATTTATTCAACAAAATGAAAGCCGAAGCCGAAAATAGATTTTTCCAATTTTATAAATCTCAAATGAAACGAACCAAAAGAATAACCGTTAAAAGGGACAGATACAAATGAAATATTCAACCATAAAATACGGACAGGCAGTCTATGGAACACGGGCAAGGGTCTATAAGGCTCTCATAGCTAAGTATAACCTTTGGGCAAGGATTTACGCTTCCCTTACGCTTAAATATGATCTCTGGACGACTATTACTAAAAGTCTAACGCTAAAATACAATCTATTCGCAAGAGTTTTAAAAAGCCTAGTTGTAAAGTGGAACATTTTTAACCCGATTCGCCGAAGCCTAACTTTAAAATACAATTTCTTCGGTAGAGTTTCTAAAGAATTGATTCTTAAATATCGTTTATGGGGAAGAGTTTTTAAAGAATTGACCATTAAATATAATCTCGATTTTTGGAGAAAAATTAAAAAACCAAATACGAGCTGGTCAACCAAAGATAAAGTCGAGACTAGCTGGTCAAAAATAAATAAACCAAGCACTAATTGGACTAAACAATAAATCAATGAGTATTACAAGCACAGACCTAAAATATCTCTTGTCGGGTGGAGCTTCCAACAACGACCCTAACGCCTCTTTGGGCGGAGCGGTAAGCTCGACTGAAGTAACAGATAATACCTTAAACAATCTTTTTGACGACGTTTCAGGAGACGAACACGAGGCGGGAGATATCGAATATCGAGCGATTTTTGTGAAAAACGCTCACGCAACCGACACAGCTTATAACGTGAAAATATGGATTGAATCCAACACGACGGCGGCAGACGATTCCATTCAAATCGGGAAAGAATCCACTCTGGGAAGCCCGATTCAAACCATTACCAACGAATCCACCGCTCCGACGAATATTAATTTTTCCACCGCTGATGGACAATCAAACGCTGTTTCCATCGGAAATATGGCGGCGGGTCAAGTGATGGGAATTTGGGTCAAAAGAATTGTTACCGCTGGAAACACTCCGCAAGCTAATAACGAAGCCACTCTAAAAATTTATGCAGATGTAGTTTAAACATATGGCAAATTTTCCAACTTCTCTTCCAAATCTCAAAACAGATTACGCCGATAACGTCGATGACGTAATGGCAGACAATCAGAACGAACCCAACGGCGAAATCAACGCCATTGGAAATTACATTGGAGCGAATGGCGATTCGCTTTTCACCAATAGAACTGCAAAAACAACGCCTTCTGACTCGGATGTGATGGGGCTCAATGATGCCGCTGCTTCCAATGTCCTTAAAAAAATATCTTGGGCAAATATCAAGACAGCGCTGAAAAGTTATTTTGATACGCTTTATGTGGCCACTGGAACAGTGGTTGACTTTGCTGGTTCAACTGCCCCGACGGGCTGGTTGCTTTGCGATGGTTCTGAAGTTTCCCGCACAACTTACGCTGCTTTGTTTGCAGTCATTGGCACAACTTATGGGAGCGGAGATGGGTCAACGACTTTTAATCTTCCTGACGCAAGAGGAAAAGCGACAGTTGGATATAAATCAGGGGACAGTGATTTCGGTGCTTTGGGAAATGTTGCGGCAGGAGAAAAGAGACATACCTTAACAGCAGAGGAAAGCGGAATACCTGCCCACAACCACGCGGATTATGGACACACACACGGAGTTAATGACCCAGCTCACGGACATTCACTTGGTAATGTAATGTGTCCTCACACTGGAGGAGGCAACGCATACCGAATATCAGCGTCAGGGTATGATGGTCCTGCTCCATACGCTGCCGCTTCATATACGGGAATTTCCATACAAACTGGTTGGTCGAGTATAGCCAATAACTCTTCCGCCAGTGCTTCTCAATCTCACAACAATATCCAACCCAGTATAGTATTCAATAAGATTATAAAATACTAAATAAAATACTAACTTTTCAGTAAAATGCAACTAAAAGACGGCTCCTACATTTACAGTAATTTTCACTACGGAATAGGAATGAGTAAATCCGTTCAGTCTTACTTTGACGATATGGTCGGAATAGATACTCGAAGCGAGCTGGGATTGGCTAAATCAGGACTGAAATTCGCTAAAGACTCAAACACTACCGAACCGACTATTGCCGTGAAAGTGCCGACAGGAGATATTTATTTCTTAGGAAAAACTACAGGGAAAATCTGGAAAAAAGACATTGGAACAGGAGAATATTCCTTGGTTCATACCAACGTCAACACCGCCCACAAGGGAGGAGCTTACTTTAACAACTATCTCTATTACTGGACATCGACTAAACTAGGAAGATTTAACCTTTCTACGACTTGGACGGACACTTGGCAGACCTTTTCGCAGGAAACCAATTACCGCCCCGCTTGTGTTCAGAATCTTTCTCTCTTCATCGGAAACGGCAAATACGTCTCTGCGGTGGATGGAGCAGGAACTTTTCAAGACAACTCCCTAGACCTTCAGCCGCAGTATACCGTAACGACTTTAGACTCCTACAAAACCTGGCTTCTCATCGGGACAACTCTTGGAGACTACATCAACGACTGCGGAATGTTCATTTGGGACACCTATTCACCAAGCTGGAGTGAAGAATCCCACATCGGGGAAAACGGAATAAACTGGGTTCAGATGCTTTCCAATATGGGATATGTTTCAGCTGGGTCTTCAGGGAACATTTACATCTTCAACGGAGCGGAGCTGGAAGATACGCCATTTTTCACTATTCGCAATGCCACTACTTCAATCAATCCATATCTCACCACTAAATTCAAAGGGCTTCCGCTCTTTGCCTACGGCGGTAAAGTCTATTCAATTGGAAGGACAAATCGAAATCTACCCGCTTCGGTTTGTTGCGAGTATGTCTGCTCGGCGGGAGTGAACGCCACGATTCACTCAATCAAAGTTAGGGGAGCGGATTTGTTTCTTACTTGGGAATATTCAGGAACTTACGGAGTGGATAAACTAGGAACAGACCGATATAACGGGACAATCACCACTCCAGAAGCCGAAGGAAAACTGAAAATGGTCGAAGTGGCTTATGACTCGCTTCCCGAAGGAACAAGCATCGGAATTGAAACTAAATCAGATGGCGGAAGCTGGGTATCTCAAACTCCCATCACGGACACGAACGAAAGAAAAGTGTATTTCGATGGCGGACTGGATGGAAAATATCACCAAGCCCGAATTACTCTTAACTCATCGGGAAGCGCAACGCCAGTAATTAAATCAATTAGAATTTTATGAAAACGAAAATCGCCTCTTGGAGGCTCATAACTGGAACTAAAGACGGACAAGAAACCAGAGACCAGAAAATCCTTGAAGGAATGAAGTATGTGGAAATGCTACGAAAAGAACACAATGTTCTTCAGGTTTTACTGGAAAAAGACCAAATAAAAATAATAATGGAAGATAAATAAATGGGAAGTCTTGATATTCAACCAACTGACATTGAAATAAAAAATCTCGGAGAGCAATCTACTGGGCAAATTCTCAATAACCTTCGGGAAATCACCGTTGGCTCGGGAAGTGAAGTTTTCCGAACAGTAGCTGGGATTGGTAGTTTTTGGGGCGGGCAAACCATTGAAGAAGCTAAAGCCTATATTAAGTTTGACGGAACATATAAATTCAAGGATGCGAACGGAAATACGGTAATGGACAGTCTTAATGGAGTGCAAAAGTTAGCGGACGCTTCCGTAACGACGGCGGCTCTTGCTCCTCTTTCAGTAAACACGCAACATTTGGCTAATTTAGCGGTGGAAGCTTCAAAACTGGCTAATTCCAGCGTAACAGAAACTAAAATAGCCAATGCGGCGGTAGGAAGCGCGGCAATCGCGGCAGCGGCAATCGGAACGGCTCACATCGCTGAGGGGGTGATAGTAGATGCTCATATAGCCAACGCCACTATCTCGGCAGCTAAAATAGCTTCTCTCAACGCCGATGTGATAAATGCTGGCACAATTACTGGGAGGACGCTAAGAACAGCCGCGCCTGGGGCGGGCGTAGGGAAAAGTGTTGTCATAACTGGCGGCGCGAATCAAGATATAAGTTTTTATTATAATGCTGACTGGCGGGGATACATTGGGGGATACACAAATGAAGCCGGAGGCGGTTCAAACGAGGTTTCGTGTGTTCGTATTGTTGCCTCTACTGGTCGCTCCATTAAATTAAAAGAAAGTATGGTAGAAGTAAACGGTAACTTGGTGCCGCAAAGCCACAACGCTTATGATGTTGGCACATATGGAACAAGATGGAGATATGTGTATGCGGAGTATCTCGTTGCCGATAATGGATTGAGCGGAAGTTATTATGTCGCCACTACTAAAGGTGGAAGCCCGACAAAAAAGATAGATATTGTAAAGGGGGTTGTATATGATTATTAAAAATCAACTGGAATTTTAAAATCAGTCGGAGAACCATCGCAAGTATAATCCATAACCGTAAAGGTAGTTTCATATCCCGGTGAAATACCCTCCGCCTTTCCGCAGGGAACATCCCATCGCTCCCAGCAATCAGTTCGATTTCCGACCATCCAGCAACAACTTCCGTGATAACTCTCGTATTTTAGAATAGCCTTTTTCTGGACAGGATGAGCGCAGTGAAGATTAACGAATAGTCGGGTCCGCAAATACATCGAAAAGCATAAAAAAACCGCCACAAAAAAAGCGACGATGGCGATAGATATATAAATTAAAGATTTCATATAATTAACTAAGCATATTTTTTAAAAAATGTCAAGAATGTATAAAATCCCCGAGCCACTTTTAGAAGCTGTTTTGGAATATCTAGCTACTCATAAGCTACAAGGCCGAAGCTGGATAGAAATAAATAATTTAATTAATCCCCTAACTAAACTCGAAAGAATCGAGGAGAAAAAAGATGACAACGAAAAACGAGAATCAAGCTAATATCCAAGCTTTCTTAGCGGCAGGGGGAACGCAGGATATTTTAAACAAGGAAAAATACGGGGGAAAGTTAAGTTCTGGCGAATTGCAGACTTTTCTCACTAAATACGGACTTAAAGCTCCCGCTCAACAAGTCTATTCCGCTGGTAACATTATGGCGGCTTCCACTGCGCCTGCGCCTAGACCAGATGATTTGATGAATATCCGTTCTCAAATTTATAACGAACTTGGGATTCCTCAACTCCAAACTGAATACCAAAACCTCTATAAACAATTGTCGGATTATAATACGGCTGCTTTGCAGAAACTGAACACTTACGATACTGAAACCGAACAAGGCCAACAGGGAATAATGAACCAGCCGAAAGCAATGGGAGTTCTTCGGGGTGAAGCGGCGCAACAAGCGGCTCAACGCGCTTTAGAACGTTCGGCTCTTGCCCGGGAGGCGGAAACCGCTAGTACTGCGCTAACCAATCAACTAGACGTTCTGAAAAACAAACTTTCAATGGCTACTGCCGAAGCTGCTGAACGATACAATCTCCGAGCCAATGAATTAAACGATGTCAAACAACTAATGCTTCAATTCCCAGATGCGGGAATCGGATTTGGAGATTCAACTGAAAAAATGGCTGAAAAAATAAGGAAATCCAACGAAAGGAAAGTCGTAACGGATATGTTCACACAGACCTTTGGATACTTCCCAGAGGGACTCTCAATGGAAGCAATGAATAAGAAGTTAGCTAAGAAATACAAATCAGAAAAAGCCTACGCAGCGGCGAAACAAGCGCTTGAACTTCAAAACATTCAAAGCGCAATCTCCGCTAGAGAGCAAAGCGCCAACCAAGAGGAAATTGCCCGAGCCCAAAAAGAAAGTGAAGAGGCGGCAAAAAGAGCCGAAGCGGAAGTGAATGCTAGAAGCAAGTTTTTAGATGACATTGTCCAAACTTACATCGTCAGAGTCGGCAGAGAACGAAGACAATCCAAAAAAGACGCATTGAAAGAAGAAGCTCGTCGAAGAATCGAAGCTCAATATCCGGGTTGGGGCTGGGTGGCCGATAAAATAGGTTAAATCATATGGTATCAATTGCAGGAGCAAGAGCACAAGCAAGACACGAGGCTAGGATGGCCATTCGAGAAGCCAAGAAACAGGGGCAGGAAGTTAACCGTGCCCAGATAATGAGAGAAGTGAATGAACGAGCAAAGGAAGAACTTCACAAGCCAAAGACTGAAGAGGAAGCGGTTGGAGATTTTGTCAGTGCTTACGCAAAAGCCTTTCAGGGTAATGTTTCCAATCTTCATCAGGCTGTTTTAGGTTCAGTAGTTAATAAACTTCAGGAATTTAAAACTACACCAATTACTCCAGCTTCCATTCCGCAAAATATTTTCAGCTATGTTAAAAACAAATATGAGGAGGAAAAAAACAAGCCGCTTCAACAGAGAGTATTTGAGGGAGTGCAAAGAGCCATCGACCCGACAGGCATATTAAGAGGTTATTTAGGAGCATCAGTGGGGATAGGGGAAAGGATTGCTACACAAGCACCAGAAATTTATCGAAATATCACCTCAGGACCAAAAGTCGGAGTAATGGATGTCGCGAAAGAAATTCCGGGAACTGCATTTCGTGGAGCAAAGACAGTTGCTGAAAATCTTTTTCCTGCCCAAACAAAACTTTTGGAAACAGCGGGAAAAATTGGCGGGGAAAGTTTGGCTTATGCGACTGATAAAAGGGTTCGTGAAGAATACGAAAAAGGAAATCTCGATATACTCCCGACAATTTCAAAAGAAGATCTGAAATCCATTGTGAAGAAAACGGGTGCGGCAGGACTGGAAGCCACGGTTTATAAACTGATTCCCGATACCGCCAAAATGGAACTTCTTAAACGAGGTGGCATAGGCGCGTTGCAGGGTATTGGATTTGCTATATCGGAAGGACTGGCTAAAGACTATTCTTGGGATCAGATAAAAGAAAATATGAAATCTTATGCCAAATTCGGGGACGCAGCGGAGATTGTCGCTCCTTATCTCGAGAAATTTTTAACCTCGAAAATTGGAAGAGGAGAATTTGCCAAGACGCTGAAAGAACTCCCCGGAATGGCAAAAGCTGAACTCGAGCGAACAGGAAAAACAGCTCTTGGGAAATATATAAAAGAAAATCCGCCCGGACTCACAATAAAAGAAGTCAAGCCCCTACAAGAAGGAGGAATAACAAAAGCTAGCGGTGTAAATCTGGAAAAAGCGGATGAGTTTTTGAAACCGAGAGGATATGAAGCGAGAATTAAAAAAATGCCCGAAACACCAGAACAGCTAGGAATAAGATTGGGAACAGAATACACTCCTAGAAGCAGAGAAGAACTTTATATTAAAGCAAAAAATCTAGTTAGAGATGACCTTGCGACTGCCGAGAAAATAGCAAGAACCAGAGTAGACGATATGGGGGTGGCAGTAGGCAATGAAGTCGCCAATCATTACATAGCCAAAGCTCAAAAAGCTACGGATGAAGCAACTGCCAATGCTCTTTGGGAAAAAGCGGCGAATGTAATCAAGACCAACTCGGCAAATCTTACTGAGGCGGGTCGAGCGGTCGAAGCGGCAAAGCAGTGGGGGAAAATGACTCCCGAAGGATTTTTGCGCTTTGCTAACGCGCAAATAGAAAAATACAATGAAGGGGCGAGATTGGCTAAAAAAATTCCTAATCTTTCTGGTGATCAAGTAAAAGAATTTACCGATTTATTCAATAAATTCAAAGTAGCAACAGGAGAGGAAAAGGCTCAACTATTCAAGCAGATTCACGATAAACTTGGTAATTTAATGCCATCCGAGCTTGTTAAGAAAGTTTCAACAGTTTGGAAAGCCGGACTTCTAACCGCTCCAACAACAACTGGAGTAAATCTGGGTTCTAATATAACTAAATCTCTTGTTCGGCAAGTCGAAAAAATACCAGCTTCTGTCGCGGATATGGCAATGTCGGTTTTTACTAAACGCCGCGCGTTTGTCGCAACAGCAAGGGGAGAGGCTAAGGGTGTGGCAGAAGGTTTAAGTAAAGCGAAAACTTATTTAAAAACAGGTTTTGACACAAGAGATGTCGCCGCAAAGTGGGATATGGGAAGGGTTTATTTCGGTGATTCTAAGGCAGGGAAGGTAGCTAATGCCTATACCCAATCTGTTTTCAGGTTTCTTGGCGCTCAAGACCAACCTTTTTACTATGCTGCCTATCAAAATTCAATGATGAGTCAAGCTCTAGCAGAAGCAAAAAATGCTAAGGTTCCTAATGTCGAGGAATTTGTAAAGAACTTTATAAATAATCCTTCCGATGAAGCCTTGAAAACGGCTGTCGCGGATGCCAGCACGGCTGTATTTCAGAATGAAACTTGGCTGGGCAGAGCGGCACAATCAATTCAAAGACTCCCGGTTATTGGACAATTTATTGCTCCGTTTACCAGAACGCCAGGAGCAGTAGCCACACAAATCCTAGATTATAGTCCAGTCGGCGTTGGAAAAGAAATTATATCTCAAATAATTGAAGGAAAATTTAACCAAAGAAGAATGGCTCAAGCGATAGGAAGAAGCACAGTCGGAACAACTCTTTTAGGGATTGGCGCTTATCTTTATAAGACTGGAAGGCTTAATTTAGGGCGAGAACAGGGAAAAGAGACGGCGATTCAAAAAGCAGAAGGAAAAATGCCCAACGCAGTCAAGATAGGAGACAAATGGCGTTCCGTGTATGCACTTGGCCCTATGGGAGCGGCATTGCTAATGGGGGGTTATTTTAAAAAAACATACGATGAAACCAAAGATAAGGCAAAGGCAACAACGGCGGCAATGTTCGGAGGATTAAAATGGCTTACGGAACAATCATTTCTTACGGGTCTTTCTACTTGGTCAGAGGCAGTAATGCAACCAGAGAAAAAAGGATTTGCAGTGGCTAAAAGTCTAGCTGGGTCAATTGTTCCTCGCTTAATCGGAAAAATAGCTGAAGGAATGGACGGTTGGCAAAGAATGAGTGAAAACAGCGTTGCTGGGATAGGTCAGGCTTTCCAAGCGACTGTTCCTGGCTGGAGAGAAAAACTGGCCAAAGTCAGAGATATTTTTGGTCAACCCGTTGGCGGAAAAGGATTTTGGGAAACACTCCTCGATCCAACAAGACCAGCCAGGTCTCAAAATAATGAAGTAACTGCTGAACTTAGAAGGTTGCAGGATATTTTGCCACAAGACCAAGTTCCTATTCCATCGCCCTATGGAAGTTCAATTAGAATTAAGGTAAACGGAGCTTGGGAAAACAAAGAATTAAGCGCTGATCTTCAATCAAAACTTCAGGAATCAGCAGGAATAACCACTTTAGATGGAATGAGAATGATTATGGGAAGTTCCTATTATCATTCACTTCCAGATGAAGACAAGGCAAAGTTCCTAAAAGACATAACTACATACGCAAAAGATCAGGCTGAACATCAAATCCTCGGAGCAGAATTAAATACTCAACTAAAGTCTCCTGAAGAGGTGTTGACGCAAGTGAAAGCGACTGATCTCTTTAGGGAAGTAAAAAAACTTGATTCTGAAGGAAAATATGATCAGGCTGATGAAATTATAAACTCACTCAACGATAAGGAATATGCTGAATTTGAAAAAGTTGATAAAGCGTGGAAAACTAAAAATTCAACCGAATTGGAAAAGTTAATGAGAGAAAAGGATATTGAAGGAATGGCCAGATTTCTAGATAAACTTGATGTTGAAGAACAAGACCGCCTTATAGAAAATATGGATAAAAGAATAAACAAAGACGAGACCATCACCGACGAGCAAGTAGATGCCTTTGATAAAGCGGTAAAAATGTTGGAAGAAGGAAAAATCAGCAAAGAAACTAAAAAAGAATTATCAAAGGTTATCCCAGAAGGAAAAGAGGCGACTCCAGAAGAAGAAGCCAATGCTCGAAAAATGGCAATGTTCGCTGAAATCGAAAAACTGCCTGAAGACCAGCAGGCAGAAGCTTATGCAAAAATGAAAGAGCAGTTTCCAGAATTAGCTCCGACGGCGACTCTGGCTTCAGTCAATATCGGCAAAGGCGCGGCAGTTGGAAACAATAATCCGCTCAATATCAAAATAGGTAAAGCGACTCAACACTGGATAGACGAAGGCTTGGCAGTTCCGGGATCAATGGCTAAAGACGGAGGACAATTTTTGAAATTCAAAACTCCAGAAATAGGCAAGCGAGCGGCGGAAGAACTCTTGTTTAAAAGTGGTGTGTATTCTAATCTTACAGTCGAGCAAGCCGCTAGAAAATGGAGCAATAACGGTTATGGCGCAGAAGCAACAGGAGTGGATGGAAACAAGATAATGAAAGACTTGACCGATGATGAAAAGAAAACAATGCTAGGAGCGATGGCGTGGCGAGAATCCTCGACCACCTTTGGGGATAGACTCGCTTCCAGTCCTCCGAGATTAAACTCAAAAGAGCAAAGCGTGGTTAGCGCAGTAGCCAGCGGAAAGATGACAGCTCAAAAAGCCAAAAATATAATTACGACTGCTTTTGATAACAAAGTGAACACTAAAAAAGATCCAAAACTAACGAAAGCTATTGAAAAACTGAAACTTATACCCCCAGTCGTTCCTTATTCAAACATCGGCTATATTCCCCCCAAAAAGATGTATGATGTTTTCTCGGTTTACGGCCTGATTGCTGCTCTTAAACTCTTACAGAATAATTATTATAAAACGCCTGATTTAACACTTATATGAACCTCGGAATTAAAGACCTCATAGCGTGGGCAAAAAAGGAAATTAAGGAAAGTTTTTTCTTTGTTAAGTTAATTAACGGAAAGGATATTTCTGACCCTATAGTAAAGGCTATCCAAGACAAGAAATACGAACTAACCAACCCGACTGAAATCAGTGAACCCATCGTTGAGAAATTAGACGAAGTTTCCCAAGCTGTGAAAGACATTGAATTTCCCGATTTTCCCGAAATCCCCAAAACTGACTTTTCGGAACTTTCAGCGAAACTTGCAGAACTAAAGGAAACGCTGGAGAAAAAAGACTTAAGCGTAAATATTGGAAAGACTAAAGTAAACATTGATACTACCTCCATAGTCAAGGCGCTTGAGAAAATCGAAAAGAAGCTCGATAAACTCGAACAGAAAGAAATCACTGATTATACTCTGATGCTCGATGAGCTGATGAAAATCCTTGAGAAACCTTTTGATTTTACAGAAATAAAAAAAATTAAAGAGTCGGTTGACGCTTTGGCTACTAAGTTAGCCACTACTGAAGATATATCCGTCATTGCCGACTGGCTCAAATCCATTTACGAAAAAAAAGAAAAAGAATACGGATTTGAGTTTGAAAACGGAAGACTCAAAGTCGCCGTTGACCGAGTGGGTGGCGGCGGGTGTGGATTGACTCCGATTGAGACTGGATACCTCCAAAAACTGGAAGGAGTCGCTACTGAAGAGACCCTCCAAGCGTCCCTTGCGGACTACAAGATAACTGATTTTGATAATGAATATTACGGATATACTAAGGCAAACGGCGAATGGTATATTATGAAGATTACTGATACTTCGGCTAGATATGCTAAGGGGGATACTGACTACGAAACCAATTGGGCAGAACGAGCAAGTTTAAGTTATGGATTATTTTTTAATGTATTTTAATGAAAAAAATGAAAAAAGATGAAAAAGTAGATGAACTCAAGTCTAAGGTCGAGGACTTGAAAAAAAGAATTAAGTTAATAGATAAAAAGATTAAACAATTAACTAAGGGAAAATAGTTTGTAGCTTTTTGTAGTCTACAGATTATTTTTACTAAAAACGCTATGGCGCTATACAACAGCTTCAAGAAGAAGATTATGGACGGGTCAATAGACCTTGACACAGACAATATCAATGTCTCCCTCCATACCAGTTCCTACACACCGAACATTGACACACAGACCTTTTATAGCGATGTCACTGCGTCGGAAGTAACCTCAGCGAATGGCTATACCACCAAAGGAAAGACGCTGGCAAATCCAGTCGTTACGATTGACACGACCAATGACCTTGCCTACTTTGACGCGGATGACCTTACATGGTCAAGCTCTACAATCACGGCTCGATATGCGATTATCTGGAAGAACACTGGCACAAACACCACGTCTCCTTTGATTGGGTATGTTGACTTCGGCTCGGACAAGACATCAGACAATGGTAATTTTATTATCACTTGGAACTCAGCTGGCATCCTTAAACTGACATAATTTTATGAAGTCAGTAACTATTGGAACGCCACACGCACGGGATTTGACACCCGAATATGTTACTTCCCTTATTGGGACATTGAGATACGCCAAAAGACCAATTGGAGTGGCCTTTTACCAGTCTAGTTTGGTTCACGTGGGACGAAATACCATCGCTCAAGGAATCCAGACGGATTATCTTCTATTTATTGACTCTGACACCGAATTTCCCGCTTGGGGACTTGAAAGGTTAATTTCAAGAAACAAGGACATAGTGGGCGGGATGTATTTCAAGAAACGCCCGCCCCATTCACCCCTTGTTTATTCAGTGAAGGGACTTGACTATACCTGTATTCAAAACCCGCCCTCTGATTTGTTTGAGTGCGACGGATTGGGAACGGGGTTTCTTTTGATTAAAAAGAAAGTCCTCGATAAGATGTTTGAAAAAAAGTTTGTTCGGAAGTGGGGATTTCCTTTCAATTTTATGAAGAAACCTAACGGGAACGACATCGGGGAAGATTTGGCATTTTGCATTCGAGCCAAAAAAGCGGGATTCAAGATTTGGTGCGACCCGACCATTCCCTTGAATCACATCGGAGAACAGGAATTTAACTTTAAGACTTATTACGATTGGATGAAAGAAGACGCTAAGAAAGTCGCTTTGCCTTACGACAATAAAATCGAAGGCTGGATGAGTAAAGAAGAATTAAACTGGCTTTACAAAGTGGCTGGAACGATGGATTCGGTGATGGAAATAGGAAGCTGGAAAGGTCGCTCCACACACGCTCTTCTCTCGGCTTGTAAAGGAACAGTAACAGCCATTGACACTTTCAAGGGTTCACCGAGTGAAATAGCTCATCGAGGAGTGAAAAATCTTTACAAGGACTTTCTAAAAAATGTTGGAAGTTTTAAGAATTTGAAAGTAATGAAAATGGACTCCCGAAAAGCGGCCAAAAAATTCAAGGGCAAGGCGGATATGGTTTTCATTGACGGAGAGCATACTTACGAAGCCGTAAAAGCCGACATTGAGGCGTGGCTTCCAAAAACCCGAAAGCTAATTTGCGGACACGACTTTCAATGGCCTGGAGTTCAGGAAGCTGTAACGGAAAAATTGGGAATGGTGCATACCCTAGATACTATTTGGTATAAGAAATTAACTTAAAATTATGGCAACAACAACAAATCGCTATCTTTGTTATCCAGCTGCGGCGAATGGAGTTAGCCGAGCCTCATCTGGTTCAGCTTGGACAAACAGTTCTTGGACTGAAGTTGTTCCCGCCAACACGATTACCGACACATTTTATATTGCTGGAATTACTTGGATGTGGTGGACGCCTTTGGCGGTAGCCGACACCACTTATGAGATAGAGTTAGCTTTGGGAACAGGAGCTGCCGGTTCTGAGACTGAAATTATTGTGATTCCCGCCAGCGTGAGAGGGGATACTTTGGCGGGGCATATGCCGACCAACATAGTCATACTACCAGAGCCAAAACAGATATCAGCAAATACAAGAGTAGCCGTAAGGCTTCGCTATGGAACGGCTGCTTCGGTAACCGTTTCAGCTATTAAGATACTTTATCAAATAGCCTAATATGGCCAATATTAAGTGTGTCCCAGCTGAATCAAATGGCGTTAGTGCCGCTTCATCCATACTTGCGTGGTATTTTGGGGCGTGGACTGAAATTACATCGGGACTCTCAACTGGAATAAAGGTACTTGGTATTCAATTTCAGGAGGGTCAAAATAATCCCTCCGTTGATACCACGATGGAGCGACTTTTTGAGATAGGAATTGGGCTGGTTGCTTCGGAGACAACAAAACTTCAAATACCAAGCTCGATAAGGTCGGACACTACTGCCTATGGGCATTATATGCCGCCAGTCAATAAGGTTTGGCTTCCTGAGCCGTATGTTATTCCAGCCAGTACTAGGATAGTGGTAAGGGTGGCAGATAGCACCACGACTGCGGTTACATATAACGGAATTAAGTTAATTTATGAAGAAACTGGGTCGGATGTGAACGTTAATGCTTCCGCACTTACAGCTGTATTTTCTCAGCCACTTTGTCAGGAAAATACCGCTCCTACTGTCGCTCTCACCTCTCCTTCTGACGCCGCCACAGGAGTTTCTGTTACCCCAGATTTAGTTTTTACGGGAACAGACGCAGAAGAAGACGAATTAGAATATGAGGTACAAATAGCTATGTAAATATATTTACTTAGAATTACAATGGATTTTATTACAACTTGCAATTGGACTTCAACAGGAACATTCACTCTGCGAGCTTATAGAGGGAGTAGTACTAATGTGGTTACTTCTTTTTCTCTTTATTACCGAAAAAAAGGTGATACAACGTGGATAGAAACTACTAACGGACAAGTCAATATTACCTCTACGGGCGAATGGGAAATTGGGAATTATTGGAATAAATCAGGAAACAATGTCTTGACACATTCCTATTATGGAATTACTGCCATAAACGCTTGCACAGGAGTTTATTTCAATGAGACTGATTTAGGCACCACCGTCGGTGATTATTTCCTATATAACTGCTGGGCTGAATGCACATCCCTCACTACAATGCCTTCTGGATTTAACCTCCCGAGTGGCATTACTAGTGTCGGTAGTAATTTCCTAGGTAACTGCTGGGCTGACTGCTCATCCCTCACTACAATGCCTTCTGGATTTAATCTCCCAAGTGGCATTACTAGTGCCGGTGATTCTTTCCTAGATAGTTGCTGGTATTACTGCACATCCCTTACTACAATGCCTTCGGGGTTTAATCTCCCAAGTGGCATTATTAGCGTCGGTAGTTATTTTCTATATAGTTGCTGGTATAACTGTACCAATCTCAACTCAGATGGATTCACAGAAGATTTGGTTTTCAAATTTAACAGTACAGCCACTTTTGGTGGAACTTGCCCAATTACACCAGACAGCATTTCGGGAGCATCGCCTGAAAATCCAGTAAATGTTGCGATAAATAGAAAAACTATTTTTTTTGATGTCCTTTCCTCTACTGAATCTCCCTCTCATTTCTCAGGCACAGGCGACCCTCACCCTTGGCCATCAGGAAATGAAATAACTTACTCAGTTCAATCAGATGCAGGACTACAACCCGATACTACCTATTACTGGAGAGTAAGAGCCATTGACCCATCAGGAAGTAACACTTGGGGAAAGTGGAGTAGTATAAGGAGCTTCACAACAGCAAGCGGAGGAACAAATGTTACAATCAATGTTTCTTCTTCGGAGTCTTTTACTTCTTCAACTTTAACGCCAACAGTTACGACGACTCGAAGTGCTACTATTGCCGCCACGATTCAAAGTTTTGTTTCGGCAACCTTAAACATAGTCGTAACTGGAGTAAGAAATATCACTGTTTCAGTGGCTATTCTTGCTTCGTCTTTTGCGACTCTTGCCCCTACAGTTACGGCAGAAACTTCGACCTCTAATAGTCCACCAATAGAATCAGCGTCTTTTACGATACCATCGCCGACAATAACTACGACACGAAACCCCAATATTGCGGCGACACTTCAAAGTGGAACTTTTACCACAATCCAACCCTCTTTGACGCTTAATGACAACGAGGAAATTTCACCTGCTATTTTTAGTGGAGCGTTTTCGCAACCGCAAGCGACTGTCTCAACTACAAAAAACGTTTCGGTTTCGGTAACGCCTCAATCTTTCGTTTCAACTACACTAAACCCCGTAATTTCAACCACGAGGAATGTTTCAGTTTCTCCAGCAATAAATTCAGGTATTTTCGCTCAACCCACCTCGACAACCATCACAACCAGAAATGTTTCCAGTACACCCGCCATTCAATCAGGAACATTCAGCACGCTAGACCCGACAATCATCACCGCCAGTGCGGTAAATATGGAAATCAATGCCGATTTGCAATCTGCTCAATTTGCACAATTCGCCCCGACCATTACAGCAAATAACAATGAGTCTGTGTCTCCTGCGATTCAATCAGGAACACTTACTACTCTTAACCCAACAGTTTCGACTACTAGAAATATAACAATCAGCCCAAATGTAGAACTGGCTATCCTTTCAACTATCCAGCCTTCTTTAACTTTGAATGACAATGAGGAAATCGCTGCAGGGATAAATTCAGGGACATTTTCTACGCTTACTCCAACAATTTCGGTAACACGAAATGTTAATACGGTTATTGCAATTCAATCAGGTGCTTTTTCGCAACCAACTTCAAGCGCTTCCACAACTAAAAATACTAGTGTATCTTCGGCAATAGTAAGCGGAACATTTTCAACACTTACTCCGACCATCACCACCGCTAGAAGCACAAATATATCAGCTGATTTGCAATCGGGAGTCTTTGCCACAATTCAGCCCTCGATTACAAATAACGATAACGAAACAATCGCTCCCGCCATCTTCTCGGCTACATTCGCCACGATTGACCCCGTTGTATCTACTACCAGAAACATCAATCCAGTGGCTGCGATTCAAACAGGGGCACTCAATACGCTTGTTCCTGTCATTACGACATCCAAAAATGTTTCAATATCAACCCCCATTCAATCATCCGCTTTTGCGACTCTTTCTCCCGTAATCACGACATCCAAAAATGTTTCAATATCACCGAATATCCAAAGCGGAGTGATTGAAACTATTTCTCCATCCATTGAATCGGGGGGAAACATATCAATTTCACCTGCCATCCAATCGGGGACATTTAGTCAACCAGAAGCCATAATTTCAACGACTCGGAGTATATCCATAAGTCCAGCAATAGAATCAGGAACATTTTCAACTCTCACTCCAGTAATCATCACGGGAAAATCAGTCTCTGCCACTGTTCCGATTCAAGAGGCCAATTTTTCCACCGTCCAGCCATTGCTTACTCTCAACGACAATGAAGAAATCTTGGCCGGTGAGAGTTTGGCGACATTTTCCATAATAAATCCGACCATTATAACAACAACTTCAGATGTAACTATCCAAGCTCCAGTTCAGTATATCGGAGCGATTAAAAAGATATTTATCGTCAATCGGGGTAAGATGGCAATTTATCTTGGAAACAATAATTATTTAGAATTATAAGATGAAAAAAGAAAACTTAACCAACATTAAACGAGACATTGCCTGCAATAAATCGGAAATCGAAAAAATCCGACGGGATTTTATTAATCGAGAACCCGCTAAAGAAACTCAAGGTTTTATTCGTGATTTTCAAATCGATATGGTTTTACTCAAAGAAGAACTAAAAACACTCGCCGAAGAAAACGCCAAACAACACAAGGCAATCCTTGAACGAATCGGACGAATTGAGTCTTTCATTCTAGGATTGCTAATTTTGTTTGCTCTCACGGCGGTGTATTTCATTTTTGAAAAAGTAGGACTTAAGTGACTAATTAAACAATTAAAGGTAAAACAATGCTAGACGGATACAAAACATTTCTCGGCTTAGCGGTCGTCTTGGCTGGCTGGCTGGGAATCGTCAATTATTTTGGCGGACAGGCGGAATTTAATGAATTTCTCAACAAGCTAGTGGAATTGCTGGGAATTTTGCTAGCGGCGTATGGTCGCTACAAAGCAACGAAAATCTATTCAGAATAGTTTTTTCAGGGAGAAATAAAGGAGGTGTTCTTTGAAAATTCTGAAAGAGCTTGGAATCACAGAGGACCAGTTGAGGAAGCTCCTAATCGGAAACAAGAAGCGTCGACCTCGCCTTTTGAAGCATCGCATCTCGGATAATGTTTTCAAAATCGGCGTGGTGTCCGATACTCACCTGTGTTCCAAGAAGGAGAAATTGGACGAACTCTTGACCTTTTATTCCATCTGTAAGAAGGTCGGCGTCAGCATCGTTCTGCACGCCGGAGATATTCTGGATGGGATAAAATGCTACCGGGGACACGAACAGGAAGTCCACACCTTCGGGGCAAAAGAGCAGGTTCGATACGCAATTAACCGCTATCCGTTCGTGGAGGGAATCACCACCCACTTCATAGACGGCAATCACGACGAGTCGTTTTGGAAACTGGCGGGAATATGCACCGGAGAACTCATCTCAAATGAAAGGCCTGATTTGGTTTATATGGGTCTCTACTCGGCGGACATTGAGATTGGCGGAGTGAAAATCCGCCTACATCACGGGGACGGAGGCGGCTCATATGCCCTTTCCTACAAGGGACAAAAGCTCGCCGAACAGATCCCCTCAGGGGACAAGCCGCGCATCCTTTTGATTGGACACTACCATACTTGCTTTTATTTCTTTTACCGGAACATTCACATTTTCAACTGCGGCTCATTTCAGGGACAAACATCCTATCTACTCCGCAGGGGGCTTAATCCTGCGATTGGGGGATGGATTATGGAAGTCCGCACCGGAAAGGAAAAGAACGACATTCTGTCCATCACGCCATCGTGGATTCCCTTTTTCTAGGGGTCGTCCTAAAGGGGCCAATCAAAGGAGGTGAAAAATGAAGTGGTTATTGGTATTGGTGTTGGTGCTGGAAGTGCCGCTCTCGATTTGGTCGCAAATTCCGACTCAAGAGAGAGACCGCATCCGGCTGCAGGCAACCCTTGAACACCTCAAAGAATCGGCTCAGCTCGGCTTTACGAAGTGGGTCATTCGAGAGGAAATCAACGACTGGAAATGGCAACTTCACATCGAGCCGATTGAGCTCAAACTTTAGGAGGTGGAAAATGAATTGCGTATTTTGCAAAGAAGTGGCTCTTTTAGGAACCGACCCGCCGACTTGCGTGAAATGTGCTGAAAGGCTTCAAACCCATTTTGCGGTTTACTGCGACGGTTGTAACACTCTCTACTGGCTGGTAAAGTCTCCTGAAAATGTGATGTTCTACGCCGAGCATACGGGAGCTGACCCGCAGTATTTAGTGGAAAACGCCATCGTCATTCAAATTCCGCAGTGCAAAGGCTGTCTCGATTACCTGAGGCGATGGGGATTGGTTACTGAAAAGGAATGGATGCAATGATGTGGTGCAAAAAACACCGTCGATTCGTCAAGGGTGAAAAGCTAGCTAAGTGTCTCAAGCAGACTTGGCGAGAAAACGGCGAATTAGTGAAAGGTTGCAAAAACTTGGAGGTGCGAAATGAAGTATCGTCTTCGAAAAAAAGTGGACGAGTTACGCCGCCAAGCCGACGAAACACTACTCGTGCTAGTCAAGGTGGCAAAAATATACCGAGAAGAAGGCAAAGAAGCCGAAGCAACGCAATGCGAAAAAGCGGCTGAGTTCATTCAAAGACTCGACAATGACCTCTTTATGGCCTCCATCGCTCTTTCCTAACCTATCTAGGGCAAGGAAATCCTTGCCCTCTCCCTTCGAGGCGGCGAGTCCCCCCAACTAGCCGCCTCCAAGGGGGATAAATCTTAATCATTTAAAATGAAACATTTGGAAGAGCCAGACCCTGACTGGCTAACTTGGGGGATTTTTGCTCTTGCTTTTGGGCTAGTGATTGCCGTTCTTCTGACTTTTCTTTTTTGGAAGCCCGAACAGAGAAAAACACCAAAAGACTTTCAAAGCGCTGGATTCAATGAAAGGCATCGAATTGGTGGTTGACGCTGTCAGCCCAGTTTTTACTAAATCAAAACTCAAGAAAATGCTTCTGGAGCTCTGTGAGCTAGTGGAAATGTTTCCCATTTCCAGAGTTTACATCGTCAAAGGAGCAGACTACAATCCCGGATTAACGGGCTGTGTTTTCGTTGAGTTTTCCTCAATTACCATTCACACGTTTACCAGAGGCAACCGGGAAGTTTTTCTTTTAAACCTCCATTCGTGCAAGGACTTTGACACTCGGAAAGTAAAGAGTTATCTTAGAAAGAAAGGAATTTCTCAAATCAGCTCTAGAGTTTTAATTCGTAACTTTAAAATATGAACTTCATCAATCAACTTCAGTATCCCAAGCTTTTTTTGGTAAACACTCGGTTTAGTTTTTCCCGGTATGGGTGTCTTACCTGCTGTCTGATAATGGCTTCAAACTACCTTTTTGGGAAAAACAAAACACCCGACCAGGTCGTTCCAAAATTAGCTTACGACCAAAACGGCTACCTTCAGTGGGACTCAATCAAGGAGCTGGGACTTCGAAAAGTCGTAGACATTCGCAAAACGAAAACACCTTATCAGGAAATCGGAAAAGCCTACCAAAATCCAAAGCAAATGGTCATTCTCGAAGTAAATAACGGTTCCCATTTTGTTCTTCTTTGGGGGTCTTGGTTTCCGCTTTTAGGGTATCGCATCATTGACCCTTGGGGCGGAGTAAGGACCTTCACTGGAAAAAGAAACTATCGAGTTACGGGTTGCCGAATTGTTGAAAAGATTTAATACATCGTTATGAAGACAACTAAAAAAGACTTTGAGTTGTTCAAGGCCGAAACTGAAAGACTGATGAAAGAATGGGAATTGAATAATTGGCATCCGGCGTGGAAACACGAAGAACTTGCCAATGCTAACGCCGTAACAAAAACAGACGGAGATAGTTATAATGTAACCTTCTTTTTTTCCACCAATATTGATTTTGACAAGTTTATCCTTCGTCAAAGTAAAAAGGAGGATTTTATTAAAAGACTGGCAAAGCACGAAGTTATTCATCTTTTGCTGGGAAGAGTGATGCACTGCGCGGACGCCAGATGGTGTACGGATAGCGAAATGAACGAAGCCGAAGAAGAATTGGTGAGAAAATTAGAAGTAATAATAAGAGAGGTGGGAAAGAGAAGAAATAGATATGGATAAAATTACTGAAAATATGAAGAGATGTCTTCACTTTGATAGATGTTCCCAAAATCTTTGTCCTTTAGATATTGAACTCAAATTAAGGAGTGGTGGAGAAGCCGATAAATGTAGGTGGATGAGAGAGAGACGAGTGCAACACCGCAAAGTGGTCTTTGGGGACGGCCGCGGACACGAATTTAAAACTACAGGCGGTTCTGTGATGCCTGATGACTTGCTGAAATTTGTTCCTATTAAAAATATTGCTAGACTTAATAAACCATCTCAAAAATCCTATGAAAAACTGGAAACACGATTGGCAGAAAAGGAAAACTAAACGCAATAACCACATATACAAATTACATCTTCAAGGAAAGTCTGATGCTGAAATTGCGCGCAAATATAAAATAACCCGTCCTGGAATAGGAACTGAAACACCATTGAGTATATAGTGTGATAGTAACAAGGCCTTCGAACATCAGCCGCAGTTGGCTGGTGTTTTTGTTACTTCTTGACAATATTCTGACAATAATATAGAATAATATAAAATTACAGCATTAAAAGTTTATCACTATGAAAAGAGGCAGACCAAAAAATGACTACGGTATATATATGACCGAAAAATATCTTAAGCAAGGCTTAAATCTTGCAGAAATAGCCAAACTATTAAATACTTCAATTCGTCAAGTTATCCGATGGAGAGAATACAAAAGAAAGTTATCCACAGATAAGCTATTGACAAAAAAATGACAATAATATATAATAGTAAGCGTAGTAATAAGTGATTCGTTGGGTGAGCGAAAGCAAGCACAATGAAAAATCTACTCCTACGAGGGTGGAAAAAAATAAGACTACCGCTGTTCATCATCATTCTCTGTCTCGGATGTATTGGCTGGACGACTGCCTACTGGCTCTGGCAACCAATAAAAGCGGAAGCCGAACAGGCCTGGCAGGAATATCAAATGCGACAACTAAATAAAGGCATCGGTGATTCGGTCAAGGAGGAAACTCCGAAAACGGAATCATACGTGCCAGCAGATAGTGCGGAGGTGCATCGCGTTGCCTCCGGGGGGCAGGTAGCTCAAGCTACCGCCCCCAGCACTTCTGTCGAAAAACTAATTCGTGAAACTTGGAAAAATGAAGAAGAAGCAAAAATCGCCATCGCAGTTATGCTTGCTGAATCAGGAGGCAACCCTAAAGCGGAAAATTATAACTCAGATGGTTCAAAGGATTGTGGACTCTGGCAAATCAATAGTTGTCATAATCCCACCAAAGAGCAATGCGAAGACCCCGAAGAAAATACAAAACTCGCCTACCAAATCTATGAAAAAAGCGGTAAAACATTTAAACCGTGGGTAGCATTCACAAGTAAAAAATATCTAAAATTTCTCTAACTAAATAATTTTAAAAATAATCTAAAAAAATGAAACAGCCACTTACAATCAGAGAATTAAAGCAGTTTATGTCCGTCCTTTTAGGATGGAGCATAGACCGCAATATCAACACCATTGGAGAATTTATTGCCTATCATCGGGCAAAAGGTAGTCTAATTGAACGAATATGAAAAATTCAAAAGACAAAAAAGAATATATGGATGGCGAGATTTGCTTTGAGATGAAGAAATATCTCCACGATTTTGGAGCCACTGAGCTTGCCGACAGAATCTCTGAATCAATCACCCAAGAGCAATCTACGTTAATTATTGACCGCCTCGTTGACTTGCACGGCAAAAAATGGGGCAGACTATTCAAATGAGTATATATAAAACTCAGCCTAAAACAATTGGCCAGGCAATGGAGCGAAAAGAGCAAAGCATTGCCCGATTCCAAGACACTAAGGAATTGTCAATCCGAGTCGCTTCCAGTATGCGAGATGCTGTTTTAGTGGCAATAGAAAATCCAAAATTTGCGAAAATGACTGATGACCAAAAGAAAGAGTATATTCTCCAGTGGAGAAAATGGTTTTTCGAGCAATACGACCCAAACGAAGTAGTCAAAAATCTCACCAGCCCCTTTTAATTGTCTAGAATTGCAAAAAATGAAAATCTTTGGTCAATGTAAAAGATGCGGAGCTACTCTTGAAACAACCAAAAACGGAAATATAGTTTGTTCAAAAAGATGTTTAATAATTAAAAATAATCCAATGAAAATCATAAAACGAGAAAGTATGCAGGGAGATTGGGCAAAGATCGGAGAGGACATAGTAGACGGGGGTTCAATCGTCATCCTCAATGAAGGAAAAGAAATTGAAGGAGAATTTGGAACGAGAATTGTATTCAAAGTCAAGACTAAAAATGGGGAAAAGAATATGACTTTCAATCAAACTTCCCTCAATAATCTGGTTGACGCTTACGGAGACGACAGCGTGAAGTGGATTAACCAAATAGCCAAAACTTATGTCGTTAAACAGCGAGTGAAAGACAAACTCACGAATGTCGCTTATATTTGCGGTGCAGAGTGGAAAATGCTGGATGACGGGACTTTCCTCAAATCTTCAGCTAAAAGCCCGCAGAACGCAAAATCTGAAGCCACAGTCGATTCTGAGGCTGTTTCCTTAGACGAGATACCATTCTAATGAAAACTTTTGAAGCTAAAATTATAATTTCAGTTAAAGCGGAAACCCTAGCTGAAGGACTTCAAAAAGCCAAGCAGAAAGCTAAAGAGACTGGCTTTGAGGTAATTGATGTAAAACCAGTAAAATCCGTCCGCACGCTCCAGCAGAACTCCGCCTTGCATCTGTTTTTCACGCTCCTAGCGGACGAACTCAATGACAAGCATTTTGATATGCGGCACTTAATAAGGCGGGAAGTTGAGCTAAGCTGGACGCCTTACAGCGTAAAAGAATACCTCTGGAGACCACTTCAAAAGGCTTTACTAGGCAAAAAATCAACCACTCAGCTCGGGAAAACTCAAGACATTGATTTGATTTACGACCATCTTAACCGAATAATCACTGAACGAACCAACGGCGAGGTCGATTTTCCAGCATTTCCAAGCATAGAATCCGCGATAGATAATCTTTAGGCTTCTAGAGGCAAAGATGTTGTGGATAACTTCATTTGACACTATTCTAGAAATCTGATGCCATTAGCTTGTAATATAAATTTATGCACACAATAACAAACCGCCTTACAATCAATTATCGCCAAAAAGGACTAGGTGTGCATACTTTGCGGTTTGTTGCCTAGTCCTTTTTGGTTGTAATTTTATGAATAATGGCTGGATTAAACTGTACCGCAAGCTGTTGACGAGCCTAGTATTCCAAAATGAAAAGGGATTAAAAGTATGGATATGGTGTCTTTTAAAGGCGAACCACAAAGAAAAAACAATCCTACTTGGTCGTCAGAAGCTAAAAATAGAAGAAGGAGCTTTTGTCATGGGAAGTAAAAAAGCAAGTGAATTTTTAGGGATGGCTAAATCAACAATCTGGTATTGGCTAGAGTTTTTAGAGAAAGAAGGAGAAGTTGAGCTCAAAAAAACCAACAAATACACGATAGTTAAGCTAAAAAACTGGAATAAATATCAAGTTGGACTCAAATTAGGGGGGGGTAAGAGTGAACAAGTTGAACTCAAAAAAGACGGAAAATATACGATAAACAAGCCTAAAATAACAAAAGAAAATCAGCAAGTTGGACTCAAATCGGACTCAAATGAGGACGCAGATGGGACTCAAATCGGAACAAACAAGAATGATAATAAGAATGATAAGAATATAGATACTAACGTATCTAGCGAGCAAAGCTCGCAGTGGGATTTTCAAAAAGAAATTGAAAAGTTAAAAACCTCTAAAAGGAGAGATTTACAAATAATTCACCTTTACTGGTTATTCAAAGGATTTCAGTTTGACAACAGAGAAAAGTTTCGGCGGGCGCTGAAAAGAGACCTGCGGGCGGCTGGAAACCTTAAAGGCTACTCAGACGCCGAAATCGAAAACACGATGAACTGGCTTTTTGAAAAAACTAACATTAAATTTACGCTT